TGGCCGAGCACGAAGAGCTCGATCATCGCCGGCAGGCCCTGAACGGCGCCATCGGCGTGCTCAACCCGCGCGAGCGGCGGATCTTCGAGGCGCGACGCCTCGCCGACGAGCCGATGACGCTGGAAGATCTCGCCACCGAGTTCGGCGTGTCGCGCGAGCGCGTCCGCCAGATCGAGGTCCGTGCCTTCGAGAAGGTGCAGACCGCGGTCAAGGGCACTATCGCGCGGCAGGAAGAAGCAACCTTGCACGCCGTGCATTGAACGGCGCAGCAATCACGAATGACGGAAAGCCGGCAGCAATGCCGGCTTTTTTGTTGCGCCGGGGAAACTAGCGCGGATCTTTTATCGTGGTCAGCCCTTGGTACCAGCCGCGTGTGCCGAAAGGCGGATTCCCAAGGCTCCGATGACTTTCAGAACTGTAGCGAACTCGGGGTTGCCACTTTCCCCGAGCGTCTTATAGAGCCCCTCGCGGGTCACGCCAGCGGCCTTGGCGACCTCGCTCATGCCCTGGGCGCGAGCGATGACATTCAGAGCGTCGCGGATCTCATCGGCATCGCCATCGGCAAGAACGATATTCAAATATTCTGCGCGCATTTCCGGACTATCCAGATGTTCGGCTGCGTCGAACTTCTTCAGACTGCTGACCTTCATCTAGTCCTCCAATTTCGCTGCAATCTCTGCTGCTTTTTCGATGTCCCGGCTCTGCGTGCGCTTGTCGCCGCCGCAGAGCAGGATCACCAGCACCGACCCGCGCCGGGTGAAGTAGACGCGATATCCGGGGCCGTGATCGATCCGTAGTTCGGCCACCGCCCCACCGACCGACTTCACGTCGCCGAAATTGCCTGCGGCCACACGGCCGATTCGACGAACGATATGAAGAACGGCTCGCCTATCTTTCAGTGCGACAAGCCAGCGCGTGAACTCGGGCGTTTCGCGAACTTCGATCACAGGATAAGTGTAGTCCATAGATTACATCTGAGCCAGATAAAAGTAATCCTTGCATACATAGCCAGCCAACGGTGGCATCGACGGCTGCCGAGAGAGATCTCGTTGAGACAGGTGGCGACAGGTCGCCCGAAAACCACACAACGGGTCAGTGCTCAGACCCCCGAACTGCCGTCTTTGATGTGTTTGAATTATCGAGGGGAAGTGGTGGGCGCACCAGGGCTCGAACCTGGGACCCGATGATTAAGAGTCTACCCCTCCGATAGCGATTTCAACGACTTAGCGACAAACCGGCGCGTTCCGGTTCCTTTGACATTGTTGATGTATTAGCGATGGAGCAAACTATTCCCCTCCATTAGCCGCCCGCAGGCGCACGTCCACGTTCTTATGAAAAGCGCGCAGGTGATCTTCGATTCTCGTGACTACCGCTACTTCCTCGTTTGAAGCATTGGCAGTGATCGCGTGGAGCGAACCGATCATTCCTTCTATCATACGAAAGGCGGACTCCGGCGGATCCGGTGCTTCAAGTGCCCACTTCGTGAAAAGCCCGCGCAGGACCATGTCGAGTGCTTTGACGTTGGCCAGCAGGTCGAGATATTTCTCATCTTGTTTCATGGATCACTCCCTCCTAACTGCCACCGTCTCACGGAAACAGCGCGTCGAACAATGGGGCGGTCAGTACCCGCTCCGACACCTCCTGCTTCGCGGCCCGCCGGAATGCACCCATGATATCGCCCGACGAGGGGCGCTCCCGCTCCGGCTCCTCGGGTTTCGCCTGCTCCCGCGACGCTTCTAGGTACGCGCGGTCGAGCGCCCGCAGCATTTCAAACTCAAACGGTCGAATAGGCTCGCGCGCCATCCGAGCGTAAGTTTCGATCTCGGCGTTGCTCAACGGGTTCGGGCCGAAGCCGTTGCCCGTGCGCGCCGCGTGGAGCGCCAGAAACAGCCCCCAAACCCGCTGGCCCGCGATCGGGACTTCGGGTGCGTCGGGGCTGTCGACCTCTCCAGGGTGCGCCAGTTGCCAGCGCAGCACGCCAGCCAGCCGGTCCTGCAGCCATTCGTGGTCGATCATAGCTGGCGCTGCTTCTTGGCGGTCGTGACCGCTGCCACGACCCGTGCGGGCAGTTCCGCCTTCAGGGTCGCCAACTGCTGCTGAACCCTCGCTAAGCCGGCGGGATCCGCACCGGTGGCATCGATTGTGATTGTGACCGGTGCCGTGACGCTGCCGCCTCCAGATCCACCCTTCGCCATAGCCATGGAGATATCGTGCGGGATGATCTGAGTGCCGCCCGGCAGGTTCATGATCTCGCCGCCCTGTTCGTTGACGCGGGTCAGACCGCCCCGCCAGTTGTCCGTCCCGGTCGCATTGCCAGGAAGCGGACCGACAAAGCTGGCGGTGCCGAAGCCGGGAAGCTCCGCGCCACTGGAGCCGCCCAGACCCAAAAGCGACATCAGGCCGCCGCCGCTGGAGCCGCCGAATGCCGACTTCCAGAGGTTGTCCGCCGCCATCGAAGCCAGCTTGTCGGCGATCTTGCCGAGCGCGCTGCTGCCGGCTTGCTTCAGCGCGTCGAAGGCGCTGGCGCCGTTTCGGATGTTCTGCCCAAACTCGACAAACATGCCTTGGTTGATCTGCTGACCCAAGTCGGACATGGACCGCAGGCTGTTGGTGAACCGCATCGCCGCGGCTTCGCTGCTGGCGAGGGCTGCCGGAATGTCGTCGCCGTAGATGCCCTTGAGCCGTTGCGCGATCTGCAGATCCTCCGATGTGAGGAAGGCACTACCGCGGTCAAATCTGATCTCGCTGGCGACCTTGGCCCTTTCCAAAGCCGTCGCGGCGTCGCCGGCGTCTTGGGCTAGATCCTGGATTTTGTCAGCCAGCGCCTGCGTCATGGGCAGGCCGGCCTGTTGCGCGGCGGTTAACAACTGTGCCTCGGTGCGCAGTTCGCCGAGCGCGCCGGCGCCGAGACCGACGGCCTTGGTGTCAGCCTCCGTTCGGGCGGTGTGCTTCTGCACCGCCTCAGTCGCTCGGTCGAACTGGTCGGCCGTTTCCGCTTTGGCTTCGGTCGGGTTCTTGGACGTGTCGCCCCGCACCGCCGACTGGATATCGGTCGCCTGCTGCATCCCTCGCGTGACGTTGCCATGGTTTTGAAGCGCAGCGCGAAGCTTGGCATTGGAATCGACGGACGCGATATCGACAGGATCGCTGGAAATGCCAAGCGACATCTCGGATGCTGCCCGGCTCGCCGGCGTGGTCGTGGCATCCGTGATCGACTGCCACACAGATGCTCCGCCAATCCGTTTGGCAAACCAGTCCGGCACCTTGTTGAGCGCCGAATAGAGCTGGGTGGCATAGCCAACGGCCGCGGCGAGGTCCTCCGTGATCTCCACCCAGCTCTGGTGGTAGTTCATGCCGAGCTTCGCGAGGTCGTCCTGGACCGGCTTCCACTTCTCGGACAGCGTCTGCTGTGCGGCGTCCATCCGCTCCTTGAGTTCGATCGCGCGGCCGACGTCCTCGGGAGAGATGATCTGCGACTTGTTCAGCGCATCGGCGCGCTTCAGCATGTCGTCGAGATAGCCGCTGTTCTTCTGCAACGCCTCGGCGACAGGCGCGCCGAACGCCTTGCCCGCAATATCAAGAGCAGCCAGCCGTTCGCCCTTGTCCAGGGCCTCGCTGATCAACTTTGCCGTGGCGCGCAGCTTCTCCTCGGTGTTGTTGGACGCGCCGAGTTCAGCGGTCCCGCTGTTGCCGGCGAAATTGCCAGCCTTGGTCAGGGCGTCGAGCCGCTGCTGCAAGTCGCTTCCGCCGAGCTTGTCGGTAGACGCCTCGTTGAACCGCTTCAGCGCGGCGGTCACTTGGTCGAGCGAAAGCGCGGCGGCGGGCGCCGTCTTGGTGAACCGCTGGAAGAAATCCGTCGAGACGCCCGTGCCGGCGGCTTTGTCAGCAACGTCGTTGAATTCTTCGATCTGTTTCTTGGCAAGCTCGGTCGCGTACGCCATGAGCTTGAAGGTGTTGGTGACCACAGCCACGCCTGCGGCAATGGGACCGAGGACGCCGAGGACGCTGCCAAATGCCAGGGCAGCGCCGCCGGCTGCGCCTTGCGTCGCCAGCCAGCCGGCGTTCATCTTGATGACCTGCGCCGTGATGCCACGAACGGCGTGCCCGGCGATCGAACTGGTCGACTCCATGTCCTGCTTGAATTTGCTGACGTCGGCTCGGATCGGGATGTTGAGTGCTGGGACGCTCAATTGGTGACTCCTACGAACAGGTCGGCCACGACGCCATAAGCGATCACAGCATTCTGGTGAACGGGCTGGTTGCGTACGAATTCCTCGACGAGCGCATCCGCGTCACTGAATTTCATGCCGCCGCCCCACAGGCCGTAGAGGATCACCCGCTCGACGTCTGGCAGCGAATAGACCCCTTCCTCAAAGCGTCGTAAGCACGCAGCCGGCGTGTCGCCGAACTGGCCACGTAGCGGCTCCAGCGTGAACACACCCGTGCGGGTGCGGAGCATCTTCAACGCATCCGGCGCCCCGTTGAGCACCTTCAGGACTCGCGGTTCGTTCAGATTGAAAACATGGACGCCGCCAGCCCATGTCACTTCGCGCGCGCATTGATTCATTTGATTACCTTTTCCACCGCTGAAGCGATTGCTTGCCGGATCCCGTCGCGCTTCTCACGATAGGTTGGCCAAAAGAACGGGCGCGCTTGCTGCCGGCTGGTGCCGAACTCGAAAGCCTCGCCGTAGTCAAAATCGACACCGCTGCCGGTGCGGACGTCACCAGTGGTCTCGTCGCCGCCTGCCTGCACAATCCATTCGAGATCGTCGGTGCCCCGGACAACGGTGCAGGACGCTTCCAGGTCGCCGCTGTCAGCAGGCGCTTGCTCCAGCCCGCGCAACGCATCGCGCTGGGCATCGGAGAGCATTTGGGCTTGGTCACGGACCACGCCGCCCACTTCGCGACGGATCTTGTCAGGCAACGCCGCGAGGTATCGGTCCAGATCGTCAGCCATCAGAAGTACCCCATCTCCTCGGTCCAATCCTCGCGGTCGTACATCGATCGCGCTCCGCCTCCAGCGGCTCGGGAGACGGCCATCCAACTGGCAACGGCGCCATCGATGCGGTCCGTGCTCTTGCCCTTACGCATTGCGCGGTTGTCATTCCCCCATTGGTGGATCGCCACGTTGCTGAAGTTCCAGCGGAGCACCGGGTGGCCCGCGTGAACGAAGCGTCCCTCGACGATCGTCCGCTCCAGATCGCGCAGCGCCGGCGATTGGATCTGCCAACCTTGGGACATGGTAGCCGTCGGCAGCCCATCCTCGGTCAGCGGGATCATGACCGGGCTGGCGAAAGCCTTATCGAAATTGATCTCGCGGACGTCGAAGCGCTCACAAAGGCCGCGGATGCAGTCCTCGACAGCGCGGTAGTCGATCACGTTGCCGGCGGTCGGCGTGATGAAGCCCTGCTCGGCCCAAGCAACATAGGGAACGCCATCACGCTCCGATCGTGCGCGGAGGTTGTCAGCCGGGCAGAAGAAATACGGCAGGATCAGGTAGTCGTCGTCCTTTCGCACGCACGCAACAACCGCGGTCAAATCGGTGGTCGTCGACATGTCGACGCCGATCCAGCATGGCAGGCCATCGATGTCCGGCGGCAGCGGACGGTTGCCCCTGTCGTATATGTCCATCTCCACGAAAGGCGTCTCCGAGTGGTCGAGCCAGACATTCAGGTGAAGCTGGCGAAAGGTCTCCCGTGCGGTGATGCTCGACTCGCCTTCTTTACGTAGTTGGCGCAGCCCGGCGATGTCCTGATACCCAAGCGCCAGGCCGGGATTTGCGCGGTACAGCAGCGCATCGTCCTTCCAGTCGGCATCCGCCGGCGTCTCGAACAGGATCGGCAGCATGGACGGATCGTCGATCTCGCCGCGGGCGACCTTGCGCGCATAGTCGACGATCTCGAACGCAATGTTCTCCTGACCGCGGCCGGCGGTGGTCGCCACGATCAGAAGCGAGCCTTGGGTCTTGGGCAGCGAGGACTTGATCGCCTTCCAGAGTTCGGCGTTCCGGAAAACATGCAACTCGTCGACCAGGGCCATGGCGATCGTCCGGCCGTGCGCTGGCGCACCGTCGCCGCTGATCGCTTCCAGAAATGAACCGCCCTTTTTCAGGACGATCTTTTTCACAGAGTTGTGCGCGTCATAGATGCGGGTGGCGCTGACGAGGCGCTTGTCCTCGCGAATGATGCTGGCGGCTTCGGCAAAGCCGAGGCCCGCCTGTGCCCGGTCGGACGCTGCGAACACGGCCTCGCCGCGCGGCCCGCGCTCCGGTCCTATCGTGTGAAGCAGATTCAGCGCCGCGGCGAACGACGTCTTGCGGTTCCCGCGCGGAAGCAGCAGCAGGACCGTTTTCACGATGCGGGTACCGTCCGGGTGGCGCGGTCCGTAGATCCGGCGCACGATCCGCTCTTGCCACGGATCAAGCTGAAAGGCCCGCTTCGGCAGCGTGCTCTTGGGGTGCTTCAGCGCGCGCAGGAAACGTACCGCACGCTCGCCATATCCGAAGGGATCGGCGATCTCTGAGCCATCGAATAGCCAGTCAGGATACGTTGAGCGGGTTGTCATCTTCATCTTCGTTGCCGTCGTCGCGGATAGACGGGCGGGACCGGCTGACCGGTGTGAGGCCAAGCTCGGCGGCAAGCTGGCGCGCCGTCTGCATCGCCTTGTCCTGCATGCGGAACGTGGCGGGATCGATCGCGGCGCCGGCGGCCTGGATCAGACGCTCAATCTCGCGGATGCGGCCGCACGCCACGCAGTAGTGTTCGAGCGAGCCGAGGTCCGCCTCGGTCAGGATGCGCCGCTCGACCAGCGCTGGCATGACGCGGCGCCACTCCTTTTTGGCGTCGGGAGACAGCCAGGACGGCACCTTTGGCACGGTGGAGACGGCCTTCTTGTCGGTCACTATAGCGGGCTTGTCACCCTTCATGGCGCTACCCCGGTCGAGAGCGTGCGCAGTTCCAGCGCCTGACGACGGCCGATCTCGCGGGTCTCTTTCAGATTGTGGATGACGCCCTGGTAGATGACGCGGTCCGCATTGGTGACACCGTCCAGCCAATGGACGCGAAACACCACGGCGGTCTCGTCGGCGGCGCCGGCGCCGCGGATGAATTCCTCCGTCGAGGCTTTGATGATCTGCGCGCGCAGCGTCGCGACGACTGACCAGGTCTCGACAGGTGTGCCGGCGGGATCGATCGTGGTGGTGGAACGCTGGATAACGACCGTGCGGTCCATGCTGCCGGCCCTCATATCGTCACGCTCCAACGCTGCTGAACCAGGGTGCTGACCACCATGACGCCATGGGAGGTCTCGCCATCGGGATCCCGCATGAAGCGGGATGACTCAACGTGGCAATCGGTGGCGGCATAGTCAGGATCCGCGAGGTCCAGCGCCCGCACGCGACCGACTGACCGCCGGATGGCGTCGCTGATCGCTTTGACACCGGCCAAGCTAGGTTCCTTTTTCCAGATGTGGATTGTGCTGTAGACCCGCACGTAATCGCGTTTGATCGTGAGTTTTGCATCCACCACCTGGTCCTCACCGAGCACGATGGATGGGCTTGGTGCGGGACGCTGGTTGTGGTCGAGGATGCTGTTTGCCGGAACCAGGGCAGTCACAGCAGCGGTCGCAATGAAGCGGGCGCGCAACGCTATCTGGACCGCGGCAGATGGGTCACTCACAGGACCACGACCAATCTCGGTAATCGTTGACGATGTGATCCAGACCAAACGGCAGCGTCGCGGCGGACACGCCAACCAGCGTCGCCTCGCGGTTGGCATAATAGTGGCCAGTCATCAGGTAGACCGCCTGATCCAGCGCCGGCGGCGCGTCGTCCGGGTATCGCTCATCAATCTTGTAGCCAAGTTGCCGTTCCAACCAATCTTGCGCGGCCAAAAGCAGCCGAATAACCAGCACATCGTCATCCGACGTCGTCAGGTTCAGGTGCTGCTTCGCGGTGCTGAGATCAACGGCCATCATGCTTCCTTACTTGTCGCCGATTTTGGTTTCGAACGGGGCGATGGTCATGTGTAGTTCCTCCTTTTGTGGTTGGTGGAGTTAGACTGCTGCGGCGACGATCGGAAAACACTCCACCACATCGCCTCCGACGAATTTTCGACGTCCTGGATTGTTGATAAATTCCAGCCACTGTTCATTCGTGATCGTTACTGCGTCCGGCGGGCAGACCGTGAGGTCATTGACGTCCGCCCGGTAGAATGCGGTCGGGAAGCCGTCATCGTTGAAAGTCGCGAGAGTTTTCATCTCAATTCCCCAATGCTATCCAAGAGACTGAATTTCCAGCAGCCGTCGGAGATCCGCCAGTCGAATACGTCGGAGAGGTCGTGAAGCTGGTGGTCGATGGCGTGCTGATGTTTGGAGAGACAACGAACGCGGTTGTAGTTCCGATATCGACCATGGCCAGTATCCGGAGGCATGCATTCGGGAATGCTACAGGGAACGTCACTGTCTGTGCGCCGACCCCCGTCGTGCCCCACTGCATGATCAGTCCACCAGCCAACTTTAGATAGCCGGTAGTCGACAGGTTCTGTGCCTCAACCGCGCGACCGATTGTCACAAAACCAGTACCATCGCAGATTACCCAGCAGCCGGTGCCGGGTAAAAGTCCGACGGTCGCGACGCCATCCACCAACTCAGAAGCATTTGGATCGAGCGTGACCAACCCTGTGCCGGTGTTGCGCACGAACACCTTGAATTTATCGCCGAGAGTCGCCGCGGCAGTGAGCGCCAGCGTGAAAGTTCCGCTGCACTTGATCAGCGCACCGTAATCTGCAGCGACTACGGTGTAGCCTGCCGTTTTGGAGAGTGTTGTTACATCAATACCGGCATTTGAGCGGGCTTGCGACTGTTGAGACGTCGACAGCGACTGCGCCGTATCCGTTCGCACGAAGTCCGTGTCTGCGCGCACCGCGGCCGTCCCCAGATCGCCGCGGAGCTTGAACGACTGGTAGTTCGTTCCGTCCGACCAGATCAGCGCGCCCTGGTTCTGCGCCAGCACCAGTGTTGCAGCCCCATCGATCGTGCTGGTGGCTGGCGTAATGGTGACGGCACCAGCGCCCTTGTTCTTAACCCAGACCGCCCAGCCATCCATGAACAGGTTCGACACCGACGCCTGTGCCAGCGACACGGCTACCGCGCTCGCGTTACTGTAGGTGACGACATAGCCAAGATCGGAATCGTTCAGCGTGTCCGACGTTCCAGTGACCGCGCGAGTTCCGCGGACGCCATCCATATCTTCGGCAGGCTCGGCGAATCGGACTTGCGCGGTGCCGGATAGCGAGATTCGGCTTGTTCCGAGTACGGAGCCATTCCACGACTGAGTGACGTTCCGCGCCAAGGTGGTACCGGACGCAGTGTAAACGCCGCGACCGCGCTCCCAGTTGTTGCCGTCGACGATCAGGTACGAGTAGGTCCGACCGTCCATTGCGCCGGCTTCAGACGGTAGGAGAAACAGTTGCGAGTACTTCGCGCCGAGCGTGATCGGAGTCGAGTTGCCTGTGGCGCTCGTGAGAACGCGAACAAGATTGATCTTATGGGGCATTGTCTCTCCTATTCGCCGATAGCGCCGAAACCGCAGCCTGCAAGGCCCAGGGTGTCGTCGTCGTCAAGCGGCTGCGGGGTCGGTTCGATCGGCGCGGTGTGCGGCCTCTCGTCGGGGGCGTTGGTCATGCTGAAAATCTCCAATTTGGTGCTCTCTTGCGCGAAGGGGGATGTATGGTCAGGAAGCATTTGCTGAAACATTCCGACCACCCCCGGGGCTATCGTTCGCTCTATCGATGGCGTTGCAGCGCTGGCACGACGGCTTCCAGTTCGATCGATCGAGCCTGAGGTGCGGCGCTTTGCGAATAGAGAAGATGTGCGCAACCAACACAGCAGGCGCACCGCATCCGCATCGGTCGTTGCCTGGCTCGGCAAGGTAGGCTTTGCTGACGCGCTGCCATTCGGCGTCATAGCCACGCTGGCCAGATGAAGGTCGCCTTGCATCGGATGCACGATAGATGGCGCGCTTCTCTACGATCACGTGGTGACACCGCTCACCTGAGGCGACACGACATCCGCATGAAAGAATTCGGGCTGGCTTCATAGGCATGGGGATGATCCTGGAAAGACGCCGGCTGCAGTACATCCGTGCAACCGGCGTATCCTTCAGTCCGCTTACGCTACGGGAGCGAGGGCAGGATGACCCAGGATGAACACGGCACCGGCAGCGATCGATGTGCCGGACTGCTTGGTGATCACCGCGCGGATGTAGCGGCGCTTACCGATGTAGCCCTGTCGATAGACGGACGATGCGGCGAGGCTGGAGGGAAGTGAGCCGAGCAGATCGGCGAAAGCGACGTCGGTGAAGTCGCCGTCCGTCGTGGTGTCCGACTCCTGCATCCGGACGTCATAAAGGCCGGACGATGCGATGGCGCCGGTGTTGACCGCCATAAGCGCCGAGCCAAAACCCTGCAGGTCGACCGCATCACCCTTCAGCGTTGCAGCCTGCACGGCGGAGACGAGCGACGGGGCGATCTTGGTGTCGTGATAGGTGTCTTTCACTTGCGTGTCCTTGTGATTGAGGGGAGGAAGTGGCTTACGAAGCCACAACCTTCAGGAACTTGATGGCGTTGAAGTCGCCCGCGCCGCCGCCCACACGCTTGTAGGTGTCGAACAGCACGCGGCCCTTCTGGGTGATCGCATCGCGCTCGACACGAATGCCCTGTCGATCAACGATGACGTAGCCCTGCTTGAAATCGCCGAAGGCCACGGGCAGCGTGCCTGCGCCGATGTCGTCGAATTCATCGTCGATCTCGACCTGATAGCCGAGCAGCGGATGCTCGATACCTTCGATCAGGTTGCCGGTCGGAGCCCACAGGAAGCGGCCGTTCGCGTCGACCACGGTGCGGAGCCGCACAGCCGTGTTGCTGTTCATGACAAACCGGGCGTTGCCCTTGTACGGACGACGCAGCGACGCAACCAGCTTGACCAGGGCGGTGATCAACTGCGCGTCGGTCGGAGCCGATGCATGTCCCGCGGCGGTGTACTGGAACTTGCCCCAGGCACGGACGAAGTCCTTTTCGCTGGTGTTGTCGTAGGTCAGGAGGCCGCGCGGGAAACCATTCGACCCGTCGTAGCGCAGGAAGTCCTCGCCTTCGGTCTCGGCGAAGTCCTGGGTGGCGTTGTTGATCAGCCACGAAGCGATATCGACCGCGGCGTCGTCGAGCAGATGACGGGTAGCGGCGGGAGCGGCGTAATATTCGCCGACGCCGTAGGCCTGCTTGATAAGTTCCGGACGCGCGGTGTCCTGCGGGCGATCGTCACGTTCGACGACGCGCTGTGCGCCGCGCTTGCCGAGACTGTAGAAACGCTCATAGCTGCTGGTGCCGATCGTGACCACTTCGGCCAGGCTGCGCATCGGCGACAGGTCGGCCATCAGTGTGCGGATGCGCAGATCGACGGTCGGCAGTACCAACCATCCGCCATCGACGTTGTTGTCCGAGGCGGCGGCCTTCATCTCCACATCGCTGCCGGTGCGCGCGAACGATGCGAGGGCCTTGGTTTCGAGTTCGGCCTGTTCGTCTGAAGTCTTGGCGCCCGCACCCGGACGGTTCGACTTGGCTTCGATCGCGGTGAGGCGCTTCAGGAGGTCGGGGTCGACGCCCTTGGTCTCGACAGCCTTCAGGCGTTCATCCACGGTCTTCGACAGATCGTCCAGCGCCTTGGTGACGAGGGCTGCCGGGTCGAGGTTTTCGTCTTTGAATTCGAGCGGGGAAACGTGCTTCATATGGTCAGTTCCTTGTAAGCGCGGCCGTCGCGCGGTGAATGGCCTCGGCAAATGCAACGGCCTGGTCGAAGGATTTCGCGGACGTGATGCGTGCCCGCGGATGGCTGGGATCTCGAACGAGTGAAATTTCCGCCAGATCGAGCGCGCTGATCACGCGGTTGCGGCCCTGCTTGGTTGAGGCCTTGGTGCGGAAGCCGATACTGAGACCGCTGACAAGTCCGCTCTTGAGCATGGCGCGGACGGAACGCGCGCGCGGCTGGTCGAGATGAAGCTGACCTTTGACGGACAGCCCTTCGGCCGTCTCCGTTGCTTCGGTCCAGGTGCCAACCAGATCGGCGGGGTTGTGCTGATACAAGATCGGCAGGTCGGGATGGATGTCGCCGAATGCGCCCTTAGTGATGATGTCGCCCACGCTGTCGGCCGATCCGAACGGCCATGCGTTGCCGGTAATCTGGCCATCGTCGGTGACGCTGAGCGCGGCCTTGAGTTCGAGGTTGTCCATTATTCGTCAACCAGTGGGGTGCGGATGAAATACGGGGTGCGATCGGCGGCGAAGCGGTCAGCCTGCTCGCGGATGAACGTCATGTCGGTGAAAAGCTTCACTACAGCGCTGAAAGTGAACGGCAGTTCGACGCCGGCCTTCTTGACGCGCCAGCCGACGACGCAGCGGGTGAGCCGCTCGATTGCCAGCCTGTCATAATCTTGCGCTGGCGGTGCCGAGCGCCATGCCTGCAATTCGTCCTGCATGGTGAGGCGAGCGCGGCGTGCTGTGTCCGAGTCAGGTCCAGCAATGATCAGCACGATGTCGGGCATCGTTTCGCCGGTGACGGGATGCTTGGCAACCATTTCGGCGCCGCGGTCCTGATAGGCGATCAGATCGTTGAGGTGGGCCAGGTCGCTCATGCCGGCACCGTTGCAGGATCGACGGGGGCTTGGTCCGGTGTGGTGATGTTGGTGTTCTCGAATACGTCGCCGCCGGTGTAAGGCTGCAGACCTATCCAGGATCTGGCTTCGTTGGCGTTGAGCGTCTTGGACGCGCGCAGACTGTTGATGGCGACGGCGCGGTCCTTAAGTGATGCGCGCGTCAAGTCATCGCGGTCGAAGACGATTCGATATTTCGCGCGATCTTCCGGCGACAGCAGCGCACGGCGCAAAGCGGCTTCCAGTGCGCGCAGGTGCGGCTCTAGGCTATAGGACAGGAATTCCTGACCCTGCTGCTCGCCATTGTTGTAGGTCACGCGGCCCAGGTCGTAGACCATTCCCGGGCCTATCCGGAAGTGCCGGCAGATTTCGAGCACCTGGAAGCTCCGGTTCTCGATGAACTGCGCGTCTGTGCTGTTAAGCGTGTAGCCGGTAAACTTCGCACCACCCCAGAGCAGCGCTGTCCGACCGGCGTTGTCGGAGCCTTCGTGAGCCTTGCGCCAACTGGCCCCCATCTTCTTGAGGCTCTCGTCGCCAATCTGACCGGGGAACTCGATCACACCGCCGGGACGCGCGCCCTTGCGAAACAGTTGCAAGGCATGATTTTCGAGATGCCAGGCGGTCGAGATGGCCTTCATGGCCATCGTCAACGGGCTGCGGTCGAATGCGGAACGCAGGTGAATGACATCCGCGGAGTCGAGCGGCCGATCGCCGAGTTTGTAGGATGGCTCACCGGTTTCGTCGTATTCGACGCTGATAACGCCGGGCGCGTAAATGAGGATTTCGACGACTTCCCCATCGACACGGTTAACCCATGCCATGCTGCCGGCATCTTCGGTGAGCAATCTAAATATCAGGGTGCGGACAAATTCGTAGGCGCTCGTCCAGGCGTTGACGTGATCCTGAAGCAGCTTCGAGATGGGACGGTCCGGCGCGTCAACCTCGCTGCCGTCCGCTTTCACCTCGACGACCTTGATGTCCAGTGTCGCGCATGCGTCCGTGATCGCGGCGATTGCAGACTTGACGACGGAGACTTCCAAGGCCTGCGCTTTGGTGATCAGACCGGCCTGCCCGGTGCCGAGCAGCGCGAGAATATCATCGTCGGTCTGAGGCAGAGCTTTGGTTTCGAAGAAGCGGAACGGGCCAAGTTTCATTCATGATTATATACCCGAATACGCGACCTGTGTGTAGTAAGCTACCCTTTGCTAACGTTGGCTAGTCTTGGCTGCTTCGCGGTCAACCACCGAACGAACGCCGATTTCAGCACGAAGTACCGAAAGCCATCGGGCTGTGTGATCGGGCAGTCGGGTAGCTTCGCCCATTCGTAAATCAGGTCGGGCGACACGCGCGCGATCCTCGCGATGTTCTTTGCTCCCCACGTCGCTTCTTCGCGAAGGTTCAATTCGGTCAATTTGATCTCATCAAGCATTGGTGGTCCTCTTGCGATTAAGTGTTGAGTGGTTGGCATGTGAGGCATGAGCGGCAGAATCGAACTTCCAAGAGCACCAGGAAACGAAGCAAGGCGTTGCGTTTTCATATCCTCTTGAATCTTATATCTGTCTCTCATGTCTCTCATGAAGTATCTAAAGGACTGTTTCTAAAGCGATTTTGGCATGAGAGACACGTCATGAGAGGCTGTTTTGCGTCTCTCATGCTCTCATGACGTGGTCAGTACGGCGGCGGCGGTGCTGGCTGGCGGACCGCTACTAAGGGCCACTGCCAGGTGACCTTCGAATGCGTTTCCCCTACGCGTTGCTCAGCCAGACGGACCCGCGGCGTTGCACTGACGTCGGCGCCAGCAGTTATCCAAAAGTCGGTGATGCGGTTGCTGCGGCGCTTTTCGAGACCGACACGCTTGCACGCCTCGCTGATCTTGTTGGTGCCCGCGCTAGAGCGACGCAGCGCCTCGACCAAGTCTTTCGACGTGATGTAGAAAGGCTCTGCACGCCCCGAGAACCAGTCGGCGATGAACTCCTCATGCAGGGGGCGACTGCGCGCCGCCTCCTGGTGCTCGGCCGCCACGCCCCAAAGTTCTCGGGGGATACCGAAACGATCGCCATTGGCGTGCAGCGCCGACGCCTCCGCGAACATCTGGTCCCGGTTTGCTTCGATCCATGGGATGTCGATTTCGCGCAGCACCCGCACAGGAAGAAATCGACGCCCGCCTGACTCATCCTGGAGCGGCTCGTCATCGTTTGACGTCGCAATGAAGATCATGCGGCGGGGATGATCGCCGGCGATATTCTCGAACTTTTTGGTGTAGCGGTCTGTACTGCGCGAGATGAATGCCTTGACGTCCTCGACCGCTGTTTTGCCCATGCTTGCGAGTTCAGACCACTCGATCATCCACTTTCCCGAAATCTCCGGAATTAGGTCGCCGAGGTTCCGTCGCAGGTTTATCGTGTCTGCATACCAAGTGGGATCCGGCATCAGTGATGCTGCTAGACCTGACTTCGTGACGCCCTGTCGACCGATGAGCAGCAGAATCTCGTCGTGCTTGCATCCTGGGTGACGTGCGCGCTTGACCAATCCACCCATGACGTTTCGCCCGACGGCGGCGTGGTATGCATCTGCAGGGGTACCGCAGGCATGGTGAAGCCATTTATCCAGCCGTGGTTCGCCGTCCCATCGCAAAGTGTCGAGATAATCCGTCAGCGGATCGTAGGTGCGCCGTCGGGCGATCGTCGTCATGCACGTGTCGAGGAAGTTCATCGAAGCATGGAAAAGATGAACAGCGGAGTTTGCCTCATAGAATATCGCACGCAGATCGGTCGAGTCCAACATGCGCCAGGGTGCTCCATCTCGGCTAAATTCTACGTGCCGTGCAAACTCGTTGAACCTCAGTTCGGTATGAAGCATGGCCAGAAGGACGTCTGCATTTTCCGAAATATTTGGATCAGGCTTGTTACCTTTGGAAGATGTGTGCCAACCGTTCCCGGTCCGGGCCTCTTGAACGACTGCGTTCTCGAACTCCCGGCGCGAGCGCTTTAGCCGCCCCTCCGGCACTACGACGCCTGCCGACCGAATGCGGGCGACAACAGTATCAAGCGTGATATCGTGCGCCTGTGAAAGCACACCTAGCAACTCCCCGAATGTGTCGTATCGGAGGGCTGCGCCGTCCCGATCAGCGAGGGTGTAGAGCTTGCCGATGGCTTCCGTCAGCGGCCCTCGCAGCGGCGGCGTCTTGATTTCGATTGGGAAAGTTGGCGCATCCGCTGCATGAGCGATCGTGTGGGCTGCATTGAAGGCCGCTAGGATCGGCAAGCCTAGATCGGACGTCGCCTGCGCGTGTCCCAACATCGAAGTAGAGCCAGCGGGCGGCGGCGTCGCCGCGGCGACTGCGGCAATGGCGGGTAAAACGTCCTTGAAAGTGCCGTGCGCTGTCTTTTCCACGCTCCCCTTCCACCCGGCGCGATGCGCAATGTCCATCACGCCGAGCAGCGTCGCAGGGTTCTTGTGGTCGGGTTTAAGGGAGTTCCATTGATATTTGGCGGTGTTGTCGGCGCCGCCACCGTGACAGATAATCTCGAACAACTCGAAACCGTCATCGCCGAATTCGTATTTAGCCGCGCCACCACAGACCAGAATCCAGTCTCTCCGATTCGTGATCGCGTCGTTGTCACGTAGCCATGTGTAGAGTTCACGCGCGCTATCGATTTTGTAGCTCGGGATTGGTGTCCCCGTGGCTGTCACTGCGCGCGCTGCCGCTGTGCGTTCCGATGGCAAGTTGAGGGCCTGAACGAGCGTCAACAACCACGTCGGTGCTTCCGCAACCTGCTGTTCCGGGTTACGCCACTTGTACGTGCCACCCGGCCTACCCTCCTTGGCCGGCCTGACGGACGGCGGCACGATGACCATGCCGCCGTCGCCGCGAATGTCGACGCCAGGCGCGAGTTCTCCGGCGCAGGTTTTGACTGGAAGGCCGGGATGCCGGAAATAGTAGTGAATGGAACCGCTCGGGCTTTCCGCCTGCAGTGTGGGAGGAAAAGTGCCATGCAGAGCTTGAAGCGCATCGAGTGACGCGATCCCGTCTACCTCATGCCCCTCAAGCGTATCGGCCTCGATGACGAAGATGTTTGAAATTTCGCCGGTAACTATACCGACGTTTGCATCTGGCCACCGAATGAAGTCACCTTCAATCTCAATGCTGTCCTTGGTCGCTCCCCATTTGCGGCCGTTGCTGTGCTCGGCGGATTTGCGGGATTTCTTCTCGCCCTGCGGCGCGGGAAATACCGCCCAATTCATCTTCTCGGCGTAGTATTTTGCGAGGCGTAGTACATCGCTCATGCCGACACCCGCGTCGCATCTTCCCTGCGCATATGTTCGAGAATTTCCAGTTCCTGCTCGAACGCGCGGCGCGATTTGGCGCGGTCGTACAACGTGCGCCAAAACGTCAAGCGGATATCGAGGTCGGCGGATACGGCGATCGGATCGTTGGTGATGCGTGCCGCAGCGGCTTCCTTGCCGATTTGCTTCAGAACGCGGACCGCGCAGTCGTGCGCGTTGCGATCGATCTCACTGACCAGTAGCGCGTGTAGTTCTCGCAGGCGAAAGCGTGCGTCATTTTCATTTGACAATTTTGGAGTCCTTGATGTTGGACCCGGATTTTTATGTTGCGGTTTTGGACGGCTGTGCTATAAACGATCATCACATCAGTTGTCAGCAATGCCGCCCTGGTCGCAAGACCGGGGCTTTTTGTTTCAGTTAGACGATGCAGCGTCGACGCCGCCCATGGCGACGAACACACTGTGAGCGGCGGCAGTCATCGCCTCTTTGATTTCATGATCGACGATGCGGATGGCGCGCTCGCCGTCGCGGTTTTCCCCTCTCGGCGCGTTGGCTATGATCTGACCAGTGCGAGCGCCCTTGATAAGCATGGCGTCACGCATTTGAATTCCGGCGTACTCCACATCGAAGAAGGCCAACAACGTGTCGCCATTCGCCCAGTCTTTAGGATTGGTGACGATAGTAAGTGATGTGATCTTCATTGGGTTGTCTCCATAGGGTTTAAGTTTCAGGTACAAAAATTCCCGGCTGCGGATTGTCAGGCCCGAGCCGGGGTGGTGTGGTTGGGATAATGTGGTGCTACTCCAGCAGGCAGGTCCCCCACCCGCGAAGGTTCTGCGCATCAAGGCGTCGAATAAGTCGAGAGCCTGCCTTGTATCCTTCGTCACGCCGCGGGGGCCGGTATTCGAACTCGCCACCGGGCGGACCTTGGCTGAACGTAACTTCAATCGTGTCGGCCGACGCCGTCCGCACGGACGGATAGATCGAGGAAATAAAACGCGAAACGACGAGCGTGAAAGCAAATTCATCGACAAAAAAATCGAGAGTCATTTTGTGTCGTGGCACCGTTTTCGTGTCCTGATACCGACCGTATTCGTCGTCGGCTTCTTTCAACCAAGCGTCTAGAGCGCCGCCGTTCAGATCCTTAGTGAGAAGATCGAAGAAAAAATCCCTCACTGTTTCAGATTGAAGAAAGGCAAAGCGGTGATCGTCTTTGTCGCTGAACCGAACCAACCTGCGCCAGATTCGGACGTGCTCGGCTGCGCGGCTCGCAATCTCAACGCCGCAGACCCCAAGCAACAAATTGACCTTGTCGTCGACGGTCATCTCCGCGCCGCCCGGCCCCCGACCGCTCGATGACAAGAGGCCCGCGGGGCGGAGATATTTGGCGACTGAGTCAACCGTCGATCGCGGAACTCCAAGCCAATCTGACGTGTGTGGCACGAGTGCTGATAATTTCATGTTGACTAAGTCCAAGTTTTGTCTATTGTCCACATTACCTGATATCGGGTAATTGTCAACTGCAGGCATACCGCTTGAGTTGCAAGTAAGGAAACGACCCAATGACCGAAGCCTATGTCACCTACCTGCGCGAAAGCTCTGAAGCTGCCATTCTCGCCGGCCTCGCCTATTCGAACGAGCGCGGCCTCGGCATGACGCGGGAGTCCATCCTCGCAGACGCCGCCAGCACACTGGCCGACGCCGCCAACGCCGAGGCCGCCAAGCTGCGGGGGAACACGCTGTGACGGCGGGCTTTCCTCTCGCGCCTAAGCCGCCGCGCGACCTGGAGTTGGAAGTGAGGATCGCGGCAAGCAAGGAAGGTGATGCCGATGCCATTCGTCTCGGCCTGACCGCCCTTGACGCTCGGGGGCATTCAAATGCCTTCGTCGAGCGCCGAGTCGCCGAGTGGAAGTCGTCCCAAGCCAAGCGCAAAGACTGACATGACCCGTCGCCTCGGCACCTTCCTGCAAGTCGACGTCACCCGAGCAATTCGGGCGGCAAAGCGCGAAGGTGCCGATGCGATTCAGTTGGCGCCAAATGGCACCATCACGATTCTACTGAGGTCGCCGCCCATCGCGCCGCGCGACGAGGACGAATTCCAGAAGTGGGAGCGCGAAAATGCATCGGCGAAAGCTGCCCGGCGTAGCGACCGCGTCTAAACGGCTCGCTGACGGCTCGCTGCGCAAATACTACTATGCGTGGCGCGGCGGTCCTATGCTCAAAAGCGCCGATGGGAAACCGCTGTCGCCAGGCGATCCGCAGTTCGTGGTCGCGTACACGGCTGCGCATGCGGATCGCACCAAGCCTGTTACCGGAACGCTGTTCTCCTTGGTCGCGGCATTCAGGGCGTCCACCGAGTTCACTTCGCTCGCGGAAGTCACCAAGAAGGCTTACCGTCGATACCTCAAGATGATTGAGGACGAGTTCGGCACGATGCCGCTGTCGGTGGTCCAAGATCGCCGCGCCCGCGGCAAGTTCAAGACGTGGCGGGCAAGCATGGCGGACAACCCGCGGACAGCGGACTACGCCTGGACAACGATCGCGCGCGTGCTGGCGGTGGCCAAGGATCATGGGACTATCGCGGTCAACGTGTGCGAGCGCGGCGGCCGGCTTTACGAATCGGACCGCGCCGACATCATCTGGCAACCCGAACACATCACAGCGTTCTGCGCTGCAGCATCGCCCGAGCTTCAATTCGCACTACTGATCGCGCTCTGGACAGGCCAGCGCCAAGGTGACCTGATCAAGATCACATGGTCGCAATACGACGGTACCCACATCAGATTGCAGCAGGGCAAGCGCCGCAGAGGCAAGGCGAAGAAGCGCGTTGTGATCCCGGTCGGGCCGGCGCTGAAGGCTGCGCTCGATGCGCGCCGGCCTGCAAAGCCCGAGGGGACGATCCTACGCAACACCTTCGGCGAGCCATGGACCGGCGACGGCTTCCGAACCTCGTGGGGAAAGGCATTCGACCGGGCGAATCTGGGCGACTTCGATCTGCATTTCCACGACCTGCGCGGCACCGCTGTCACGCGGCTGGCGCTGGCAGGGTGCACTGTCCCGCAGATTGCTTCGATCACCGGCCACAGCCTCAAAGACGTGGAAATAATCTTGGAAGCGAACTATCTGGGTGGTCAGGCGGAGTTGGCAGATCAGGCCATCGTCAAACTGGTTGCGCAGTTCGGCGGTTAATCAACGCCGCGACGCTTCCTTACGACCGCGAGCGAGGCTTCTGGCCAAAACATCCTGATCGACCTTGCCACCTAATCTACCAGCGTGCATTTCGATTGCCTTCAAGAAAACCTCAATAAAAGCCTCGATATCGACCCAAGTTTTTTCGCCGAGATGAATGGGCCAATCATAGAATAACTGGCCGCCACGATCTGTTGTTTCCAGAATCCGATCGGCGCCGAAATGATAATAGGGCGCGTCCGGCCTCACCGCCTCGACGCCATAATCAGTCACGGACCACTGATGATTTGCGAAAAGAACCTTTGACGGCGGCTCGCCACCTTCATCGTCATAGGACATCTAGAACGCCTCCCGAACGTAAGTTGCAAACCATAGCGCAAACCGCGTCTACCGTTCCGTTTTGTTCTGTCGGATTGTTTTCTTAAAACCCCTTGTGCATCAGCACTTTAGGGGTGGTGGGCGCACCAGGGCTCGAACCTGGGACCCGATGATTAAGAGTCATCTGCTCTACCAACTGAGCTATGCGCCCGGAACCAGTCCGGAAGTCCACATCCCCTTGGGGACGGCGTCGTTTAGCAAAGCGATTCCAGGATGTCCAGCAAGCTGGCGAAGATTATCCGGCGGCGTCACAAAAACTGCACGAAAACGAAAAAGCCGCTGAAAATCAGCGGCTTCGTCGTGTGGAAAAGTCGATTGCGAGCGCCTTCACATGCGCTCGGGGCCAGGCCCGCGATCACGGTCCATGCCGCGGCCCGGCCGGTCGCGATCCATGCCGCCGCGATCGTCGTCGCGGTCGCCCATGCGGTCCATGCGATGCTCGAAGCCGCGGTGGCGCATGCCCTCGCGACCGCCGAACCGGCTGCCGTCCATGTGGGTCAGGATGGCCAGCCGGCGCTTCTGGCCGTCATCGAGGGTCTTGTAGAGCGGATCGGCAGTCTCGGCGATCTTCTTCAGCGCCGCCGCCGTGGCCGCCATGGTGTCCGCGCGCTGCTGCAGCCGGGCGACCGGATTGTCCGGCGTCTCCGGGCCCTTCGCATCGTCGGACTTCTTGCGCTCTTCCATCCGCGCATTGGCACGGTCGATCCGCAGCTTGGCAAAATCCTTCGCCGCGGCTTCCACCGGGGGCCACAGCTTTTCCTGGTCCGGGGTCAGCTTCAGCCCGGCATGCACCGCGGCGATGCGCGCATCGGCGAAGGCGGCGCGATC